TTTCTTCGGAAATATTTGAAAAGGGAGCCTTGTGCTCCCTTTTTATTTGGTGTATATTGCAATCACTCCGGGGTTATCCGGTGCATCAAACAGTCCCGGCTGACGACATACAGATTGATGCGCCTAACTTGTATGTAAGGAAAAATCATGGCAAATACCACGTTTAATGGACCAGTTCGTTCCGTAAATGGTTTTCAAGACATTTCTATCAGTGCCACCACTGGCGCAGTCACCGTTGACGCTACATTTGGTGCTACCACCAGCGTAACTAACCTGACTACCACAAATTTGGTTTTCACCGATCAAAACCATCCCACAACCGCTGCAATTAACGCTACGGCTACAGCCACTGCAGCACAAGTTGCTACAGGCTACATCACCTCCACTTCTGCCGCTACTACAACCATTACGTTGCCTACAGGCACGTTGCTTGGTACTGCTTTGGGCGCAACCCGTGGCACAGTGATGGATCTGTACGTTGATAACACTGCTGGCGCAAGCGTGGTGACAATTGCTGTTGCAACCAACGGCATCCTGTCTAGCGCTGCTGCTGACACTCCCGGTAGTTTTGGTGACTTGACTATCGCTGCAGGTGCAACCGGCCTTGCTTGCTTCCGTATCATGTTCTCAAGCGCAACGGCCTACGTGTTTAGCCGTACTGCTTAATTAATCTAGGGAGCCAAGGCTCCCGCTTACAAGGAGATTAATTATGGGTTTTCAATATGACGTAAAAGCGAAGACGATGACCGCTACCGGTGCTACTGGTATTGGTGTTCCTCGCGCGCGTATCAAAGGGGTGTATGCCCTGCTGTCCGCTACTGCTGGTTCCATTTCGTTTAAAGACGGGGGCTCTAGCGGCACAGAACTTCTTAAGTTTGATACTCCGGTTAGCTCTGCTACAGGCAACATGTACGTTATTATTCCTAACGACGGCGTGCGCTTTGAAGCGGATCCCTACCTCACCCTCACAAACGTAACTTCCGTTACATTCTTCTACGGATAAGGAGTCCAACATGGGACGAGCAGCAAAAATGGCAGACGATCAGTACCAAGGCGAAGTTCAGCCCGGTGCGCAGAAACAAGACATGGCTAAAGGCGGCCCCAAGCAAACAGCACGTAAGACAGTGGCTCCTTCTGGTTCCACTACGCCCCGTGGTGTAGGTTTGGCTCGTAACAAGCCCTGCAAGATGTATTAATCATGGCTAAGTCTCCCGCTTGGCAGCGGAAAGAAGGCAAAAGTGCCAGTGGCGGATTAAACGCCAAGGGCCGTGCTTCTTACAACAAGGCTAATCCGGGTAAACCCGGATTAAAGGCTCCGCAGCCAGAGGGAGGTTCTCGCAAAGACAGCTTCTGTGCCCGAATGGAAGGCATGAAAAAGAAGCTGACAAGCGAGAAGACCGCCAAGGATCCAGACAGCAGGATTAATAAGAGCTTGAAAAAATGGAAATGCTAAATGGAACTGATGCTGTGGAACATATGCTTAACGGCTCTTTTAGGCGTTTTGGGATGGGTATTAAAAGAGAAATCGGCAGAAATTAGTCGTCTGCAGATTTTGATTAATCGTACCCGCGAAGAAGTTGCCAAAGAATATGTTACAAAAGCAGAAGTACATGCAGACATCAACCGTGTTTTGGATAGACTAGACAGGTTAGACGAAAAGTTAGATCGTTTAATGGCAACAACTTTAAAAGGGTAGCAAGATGAAACACTCGTACAAAGATGGTGGCATGGCTAAAAAAGGCGAGGGCATTGCCAAAAAAGGCTTTGCTGGCGGCGGCATGGTTGCTGGCGTAGGCCAGTCTCAGGGTCAAACCTTGAACCAAAACGTCAAGAAGTTGGAAGGCGATAAAGTTGCCGTCCGTGGTGTTGGTGCAGCACGTGCCCGCACAGCAATGATCTACTGATATGGCTGTTTCCGGCGTATCCAACTTTGATTTGCAGTTTGATGACCTCATAGCTGAGGCATATGAGCGCTGCGGTATTGAGGTGCGCGACGGATATGACATGAAGACGGCGCTTCGTTCTGTCAATTTGATTTTTGCAGAGTGGGCTAACCGTGGTTTGAATCTTTGGACGATTGAGCAGCGCCAGCAGGTGCTGACACCGGGTGTATACGAGTATGACCTGCCCGCAGATACGATTGACGGCCTCTCAGCCGTGATTCGGACCAATGCGGGCCAGTCTACCCAGCAAGACATCACAATCGACCGTATAGGCCGCGCAGAGTGGCTCCATGTGCCTAACAAGCTGACCCAGTCGCGCCCTGCGCAGTACTACATTCAGCGCACAGTGCCTGCCAAGGTATTTCTGTACCCTTCTCCTGATGCAACGCAGACGTGGACATTTGTCTACTATGCAATTCGCCGCATGGACAACGCAGGTGGTTTCAGCAATACCGCTGATATCTCTTTCCGCTTCTTGCCTTGCTTGGTGGCGGCTTTGGCGTACTATCTGTCAGTCAAAAAAGCGCCTGATCGCGTCATGCTGCTTAAGCAGATATACGAAGAAGAGTTTGCACGTGCAGCAGCTGAAGACCGTGAGCGTTCTGGCTTCTTTGTGGTACCTACGTACACGCAGAGGTAAGCCATGGCCTATGTATCAGGCAAGTTTGCAATTGCGCTGTGCGACAGGTGTGGTCAACGGTATAAACTCAATACGCTCATCAAGGAATGGACAGGCTTTAAGGTTTGTCCAGAGTGCTATGAGCCCAAGCACCCACAGTTGGAGCCAAAACGCTCAATAAATGAGCCACAGGCATTGCATCAACCTCGTCCAGAGAGTAGACTTGGGGTTACCGTCTACGTCGGGTTCACGGCTGATACTTCGTTTGCAAGTATCGGAATGATGCCGATGCCGTATGCAAAACAATGGGTTGCCTCAGCAATCCTTGCACCTGTTAAAACGAGCATCACATGACATATACCGAATTAAAAGCTGCCATCATTGCTTATACTGAAAACCAAAGTTTTACCAGTACTAATTTGGCTACGTTTACTCGTCAGGCAGAGCAGCGCATTTACAACTCGGTGCAGATTGCTAATTTGCGCAAGAACGTGACGGGCTCATTGACTGTCAGCAACAGCTATCTGGCCTGCCCTGATGACTTCCTGTCTGCGTATTCTTTGGCAATTTTCTCTTACGCCACAACCACTGCAACGGGTGTTAATGATACTTTTGTGATTACAGTGGCGAGCAACACAAACATTCAAGTAGGCCAATACGTTTTTGGCACAAATATTGGAACTGCTGCACAAGTTACTGCGATCAACGGCACGGCTATCACGCTCAGCGTGAAGAACAGCGGCACGGTAGCAGCTACAGTGATCTTCCAAGGCGACTACAAGTATTTGCTCAGCAAGGATGTCAACTTCATTCGTGAGGTGTATCCGAATGCGCGGGGCACGGGCGAGCCTAAGTACTACGCCATCTTTGGTCCACGGTCTACCAACGTAGATGAGTTGTCATTCATTGTAGGCCCCACGCCTGATGCGGGCTACAACGCAGAATTGCACTATTACTACTATCCACCATCTATTGTGGATGAAGAAACATCATGGTTGGGTGACAACTTTGACTCAGCTCTGCTGTATGGCTGCTTGGTTGAAGCGTATACCTACATGAAGGGGGAGCAGGACATGATGGTTTTGTACGATACAAAGTACAAAGAAGCACTTATGCTCTTGAAGAATTTGGGCGATGGCAAGCAACGTGGCGATGCTTATCGTGATGGTCAAGTCAAAATACCGGTGAGATAAAGCATGTTTACAGCAGGACTTACCGACAGTTTCAAAGAGCAATTACTCCTTGGTGTGCACAACTTTGCAACCGATACATTCTTGGTTGCGTTGTATACGTCTTCGGGCGTTTTAGGACCTACTACAACTGTTTATACGACCAGCAACGAAGTTACGGGTGCGGGATACATAGCGGGCGGGCAGCTACTTCAAAACGTCACCGTGAATTTATCTATGGGAACAGGGTACGTCAGCTTTGACAATCCTTCTTGGGCTGGAGCTACATTTGCTACTCGTGGTGGACTAATTTATAACTCATCCAAAGCTAATAAGTCCGTGGGCGTGTTTAATTTTGGTGTGGATCAACCGATGTTGGGGCAGCAATTTACCATTCAGTTCCCCACAAATGACCCAGAAACAGCTTTGATTCGGGTTGTATAAACAATGTATATCCAGACGGCGACCACCAGTTTTAAGCTTGAGTTGATGCAGGCGGTGCATAACTTTGGTCCAACGTCGCCGGATACATATAAAATTGCGCTGTACACCAGTTCTGTTGATTTGGGTCCCGCTACGACAGTGTATTCAACCACAAATGAAATATCTAGCGTAGGAACGGGATACACGGCGGGTGGTAAGACGCTGACGATCAATCCAAGTCCTAATACTGGGTTAAATACGCAAGCTGTATATACAGCGTTTGTTTCATTTGATGATGTAAATTGGCCAAATGCCACCTTTACGACTGCGGCTGCTCTTATTTACAATAGCACAGAGGCAAACAAATCGGTGGCCGTTCTTGTTTTTAATACGTTAAAAACGGTGGACAACGATACGTTTCAAATCATTTTCCCAACCCCCGATGCCACAAGCGCCATCGTGCGCATTTCTTAAGGAACCATCATGGAATTTAGTTCAGCAAAAGACCAAGTGTCCGCTACATTAGTTACCCGCCCCGGCCTCGGCGAATCCGTTGGTGCTGGTGGTGTTTACACGGTTGAGTGTGTAGGCCCAGACGGTCAAGTTAAGTGGGCCGATTCTTTCCACAACCTCGTGATGAACGGTGGCTTGGCAAACATGAACGGCGCATATCTTGCCGGTAGTGCCCAATCTACAACTTGGTACTTGGGTTTGGTTACTGGTCCCGGTTCAGGTACTACCTTTGCCGCAGGCGATACTTTGGCCTCTCATGCAGGTTGGACAGAGAACACCGACTACACAGGCAATCGCAAGGCTGTAACGTTTGGATCTGCTACAACAGCTAATCCATCAGTAATTACTAACTCTGCAGCACCTTCCTCGTTTGCCATGAGCGGTACGGCCACTGTTGCTGGCGCATTTTTGTGCAACGTTGCCACTGGCACTTCAGGCGTTTTGTTCTCTGCCGGTGATTTCACTGGTGGCGATAAGTCTGTAGCATCTGGCGATACATTGAACGTTACTTACACATTCTCTCTAACCGCGACCTGATAAGGTATGTTCGGAGATGTAGCATTTGCACAAGCGCCGTTTGCCTCTCAAGGGGGCAGCACGTTTGCTGTTGCTATCTCCGAAACAGGCGCAGGCATTGATGCAGTAGATGCTATTTTTACTGCTGGTGGACTTATTAGTGAAACGGCTTCAGCGTTAGCTTCACAATCAGCACTTGCTACTTTTGTAGGGTTGACGGTAGAAGCTGCATCTGGTGTAGACAGTGTAGACACCATAAACAACACATTTAATGTAACGGTTCCAGAAACTGCTAGTGGTTTGGATACCATTTCTGTTATTGGCACATTTCTCGGCAACATTACTGAAGCTTCGTCTGGCGTAGATTCTGTATCAGTTCAGACTGATTTTGCGGGGAACATTGCCGAAGCCATCAATGCGGTGGATGCAATTATTGCTAACGCCATCTTCCAAGCCAGCATTTCTGAGGCCGGATCAGGCATAGATTCCGTAGCGGCGCAAGTTGACTTTGCTGCGGCCATGAGCGAGTCTGTATCTGCCAGTGCGGTGTTTACAGCCCAAGCCAACTTTGTTGCCGCCGTTCACGAGGCGGTCAGTGGATTAGACGCAAACACCGTTGCAGCTACTTTTGTAGCTGCCGTAGCCGAGGCTGCATCTGGTGTAGATGCTATGCAGGGCGGGGTATTGTTCCAAGTAGCAATCACTGAAACCGCCTCAACTGCTGATACGTTTGCATCACAAGTAATTTTTGCCGGTAGCATTCAAGAATTTGTTGCGGGAATTGATAGTGTTAGCGTTCTTAAAATAGTCAACGCCAACGTTACCGGTATCCAGCTTTTGGTGTCTATTGGCAATGTGATTGTTTGGGCAACAATAGATGACAACCAGAACGCAAACTGGCAAAATATTAACAATACGCAAAGTGCAGGTTGGACCGTTATCTCTAACCCATCAACCCCCGGTTGGAACGACCTACCGTCGTAAGGATTAAAAATGGCTTTAGTTTTAAAAGATCGGGTCAAAGAAACCTCTACCACTGCCGGTACAGGCACACTGACACTTGCTGGGGCGGTAACAGGGTTTCAATCTTTTGCCGCTGTAGGTAACGGCAACACAACGTACTACGCCATTGCAGACTCTCTAACGGGAGATTGGGAAGTAGGTATTGGTACGTACACCTCTTCGGGCACGACTCTTTCTCGCACAACCGTTCTGTCGTCTAGCAACGGTGGTTCTTTGGTGTCTTTTGCTGCCAACCCCAAGGACGTGTTTGTCACGTACCCGTCGGAGAAGTCCGTCTATGAAGATGCTTCCAATGTGGTCAATGCCACATCGTTTGGCGCAATCACAGCTACCTCTGCGGCGCTGACTACCGGCACAATTACCACGGCTCCTGTTAACAACACAGACATTGTTAATAAAGAATACGCTGACGCGATTGCATCCGGAATTCACTTCCACGAAGCTGTGAATTTGGCTACTACCGCAGCACTGCCAGCAAACACATACAACAACGGAGCTTCTGGTGTAGGGGCAACTCTTACAGCCAACGCCAACGGCGCTCTGTCGGTGGACTCAACACTTACTGTTGTTTCAGAACGAATATTAGTCAAAAACCAAGCGGCGGGTGCCCAAAACGGTGTGTACACCGTTACGCAGGTTGGTTCTGCTGGAACGCCATACATCCTGACCCGTGCTACAGACTTTGATTCTGTGGGAACCGGGGTTGACCAGATTGACGAGGGTGACTTCTTCTTAGTAACTAGCGGCGTAGCCAACGTCAACACCGCTTGGGTGCAACAGACTCCACCTCCGATCACAATAGGCACAACAGCCATTGTGTTTCAGCAGTTCTCCGCGCCGATTACATACACGGCTGGCACAGGACTGAGCGAGTCTCCAACCTACACATTTAACATTGCCAACACTACGGTAACAGCAGCTACATACGGATCTGCCTCCCAAGTCCCCGTGTTCGCGGTCAACGCGCAAGGTCAACTGACTTCTGTAACCAATACAGCGATTGCAATCAATGGCTCGGCAGTGTCGGGCAACATCACAGGTTCCGCTGGTTCAGTGGCTAACGCTCTGACTGCTGGTACGTACTTGACAAGTGGCGGTACTTTTAACGGCGCTGCTGCTCGTACTTTTGCGGTAGATGCAACAGATGCAAACACTGCTTCTAAGGTTGTGGCTCGTGATGCTTCGGGTAACTTTGCTGCCGGGACAATTACAGCGGCTTTATCTGGCAACGCAACTACAGCAACAACGGCTACCAATATAGCGGGCGGTGCGGCCAATAGAATTGCGTACAACACAGCGGCAGGCACAACGTCTTACATTGTTGCCCCCACAGCATCAGGTACGTACCTTAACTGGAACGGTTCGGCGTTTGTTTACTCTGCAATTTCCACCCCCGCTTCTGCCACATTTAATAACGGTGGTACAGGCGACGCTTCTGGTACAACTTTTAACGGTTCTACTGCACGGACAATCTCTTACAACACAGTAGGCGCACCATCTACAGGTGGTACAGGCGCTACGGGTACATGGGGCATTTCAATCAGCGGTAACGCTGCTACGGCTACAAGTGCAACATCTGCAACAAGCGCAACAACTGCTACAAATTTGGCTGGCGGTTCAGCGGGCACAGTGCCTTACCAATCTGCGGCAGGTACTACGGTTCAATTGGCCGCAGGTAGTGCGGGGCAAGTGCTTCAGTCCAATGGCGCGGCAGCCCCTTCTTGGGTAG